TGGGAAGACAAAAATTGGAGTTTTCTAAAAATCATCCATTTGAAATTATGGGAGAAGTAGTTATTAGTGGGGGAAATGTTACTACATGTTATGCTATAAAATATTGTGACCAGACGGGAGATTTGAAGGCAATTCCATTAGGAGATGTAACATTAAGTGGGAGTTTTTCTACTTTAACTACTGGTGATTTTAAAGTTGTGGTAAGTGGTAGTACTGATAGAACTATGAACTCATACTATTCATATTTTCAATTATTAAATTAATTATTATAATGTATAAATTATAAAAGAGTGGTTAGAAATATCCACTCTTTTTTTATTTATATATTTATATGTAATATAACTGTAAGAATATGTCTTTAAACTTAAAATGGCCAGGCAGCGGCTCAGCAATAGTAGCATTTTCGGGCTCAACTACATCATCAATGGGATTGACTCCATTTGGTATATATGATTTAGATAGTGAGTTCTATGTAGATGCACCTAAAACTGCTGTATGGTGTGCAAAACGATTGGGGTATCCAATAGTAGATGTGGAAATGATAGATGAGCAATTTTACGCTTGTTTTGAAGAATCCGTATCTGAATATTCAGCACAGGTCAACCAATTTAATCTTCGTAATAATTTGGATATCCTAAAAGGAGTTCCAAAATCAGCCAGAAATAATTACTCACAAACCCTTGTAGATGGATCATATTTACCTACGGTATTTAGGATGTCACAGCAATATGGTACACTTTCTGGCGTTGGGGGCAATGTTGATATTAAACGTGCGTATGTCAATGTATCAGCATCCGTTCAAATATATGATATAATGAGCGGAGCTATAGATGTGGCTACATCTACTCCGTTTTCAACCTTGTTTACAGGCAGCTCTACAGTAGATGTAACACGGGTATATTACGAAGCAACTCCTGCTATTCAGAGATTCTTTGACCCTTATTCAGTAGGAGGACAGGGAACTTTAAATCTATTAGATAATATGGGATTTGGAGAATACTCTCCGGCAGCACAGTTCTTACTAATGCCATTATATGAGGATTTATTGAGAATGCAAGCTATAGAATTAAACGATCACATTCGAAAATCAGGACATTCTTTTAATATTGTTAATAATAAATTGGAAATATTTCCAATACCAGTCACAAACTCACCTGATAGGATATATTTTGAATATATGAGTAGGGATGAATTTGAAAATAATTCTCAACTTATTAATCCCGGTGCACTTTCCGATTATTCGGATATCCCATATGATTTTATACAGTATTCTAATATCAACGATGTTGGTAAGCAGTGGATTAGAAAGTATACTCTTGCACTTTCTAAAGAATTACTGGGTGCAATTAGAGAAAAATATAGTAGTATTCCTATTCCCGATGGTGAAGTGAATTTAGATGGCGCAGCACTTAGGGCAGAAGCACAAGTTGAAAAAGATGCATTGGTTACGCAATTAAGGGAAAACTTAGAAGAGTTAAGTAGGAAAAATGTTATGGAAAACAAAGCACATGAATCAGACCATCATCAGGATATGTTAAAAAAGATTCCATTAAAAATATATGTAGGATAATATGTCAAAATTTGTATCACAGAGAGATGTAACCTTTTTCAAAGGAATCGCACGAGAGTTAGTAGATGAGGTAATACAGACCGCTTTAGTTTTATTTAAATTAAACATAAATGAAACCAAAGTTAATATATACGGCGAATCTACGAACAAAACTTGGTATCCAGGAGTTGAAGTATTTGGTTTAATTGATAAAGAGCCCGAATCGGTAACATATGAGGGATTTGGATCCGATACTAATCAAATTGTCGTATTTAAATTAGATAGATGGATGTTAGAAGAAAAAGAAATTTATCCAGAAGTTGGAGATATAATTTTTTGGAATTCTGGATATTTTGAAATAGATAATACAAATGAAGTTCAATTAGTGGGAGGGCAAACATATAATAATTTTAGTATAGTGTGCACAACTCATATGGTACCTAAATCTTCATTAAATATAGAACGTGGAATAAATTAATATTATGATGGGAACACCGGAATTCAATAGAGCTTCAGAAATTAAAAAAAATAAAGGAGATTTTAAGCAGAGTATAACTTTGTTTGATATTGATTCTGCTATTATTTCTCATTTAGAAAATACAGTATTACCCAATCTTAGCACAAACGGAGAATCAAAAAAAATACCAGTAATATATGGTAATTCGGAAAGATGGGTATCCGCAAGAAAACAAGGAGTTTACAGAGATTCATTTGGTAAGATTCAACTACCATTAATGATGATTCGAAGGACATCTATTTCTAAAGATGATACGATGCCAATGTTAAACCGTAGTGTATCATATCAAACTATTACAAAATATTCTAAAGATAATAGATACGATAGGTTTACTGCGTTTGGAGGAAGTATTAAACCAAAATATGAATTATACAATGTAATGATGCCTGAATATGTTGATATTAATTATGAGTGTATGGGTTGGACTGATTTTACGGAACAATTAAATGAGGTGATTGAATCACTCAATTACGCATCAACTTATTGGGGGGATAAGGATAAATTTAAATTTAGAACAACTATAGCAGATTATAATGTAATAAATGAGGTTGGTGAGGGAACGCAGCGAATCAATCGAGTTGAATTTACATTAAATGTGAAAGCTTATCTATTACCCGAAAAATACGATGGAGAGGATACGACTAAAAAATCAGTATCTCTTAAAAGATTGGTTGTTTCAACCGAAGTTGATATGACAAGTGGTAGTAATAGATTAGAAGGATTTTTAACAACACCTTCGCCATATTATGATAATAAAGACCTCATAGATTTTTTATCGCTGAATAACAGTAAGATAGAAAACGGTGCTATGACAACTATATTTTCGAACATTAAATTAATAAAAGCACCTGACCAATTATCTGGAGTAATAACCGCTGGTCTGAGTGTTAGCGGAAACTCGTATGATATTAAAGTTTATATAAATGGAGTTAGATATTATCAGGGAACACATTTTACAGCTACAGTTAGTAGTAATTCTTTAACTATAGTTTTTAATTCAGTAGGATTAGGATTCACAGTTACTTCAGGTGATGATGTAAGTATAACTGGTAAATTTATTAATTTATAATGAAAAGAAATATTTTAGATATAACTCAAAAAATTAGTAGAAACCCCATAAAAGCCGTTTTAATTCCAAAGGATTTAACTAATTCTATCTATTGGATATATGAAGCAACTAATCATAGGTTTGTTGGATTATTGAGAGAAATTGAATATAGGGAATCCCAAGATAGAGTAAAAGTTTTTATAAATAGTCAAGCAATAAGTAATAGAGATTTTTTAGTTGAAGAATCTTCAAATGGATTATTGGTTAAATTTATAAAATCAAATTTTGAATTCAATTTAGATGATAATGATTATATTGAAATAATCGGAGATATAGAAAAATATGCTTAATAAATTTAATTCAAACGCTAAAAAATTAAATAGGGTTACTCCAAAAATAAATCCGAATAATTTAAATGATAATTCGTATATCACAGGCAGTCTATTAAATATAGAATTACCAACGGAAACGAAATTCAATTCTAATACAAAATCGAATCCAAATCCAACAAGATTGGTAAATAATACGAATACCGTTTCCGATTTAACTGGCAGTTTATTAAACATAGAAACTCCAACAATCACATCACATCAATCTCATACAAAATCGAACCCAAATCTAACAAGATTAGTAAACAATAAGAATACCATTTCCGATTTTCATAATGAAATTTTTATACATAGTGCTAGATATATTAGGAGAAGAATAGATGCGTTTAACGATATTCAAAATACTTTAACAATATACAATACTGTAACGGATTATGGTACTGAAGGCGCTTCGGCTAATAATTTTGAGGTGATAGTAAGTGGATTGCATATTCCCGGTGATTATGTAATCAACGATGTTGGAAATACTGTTGTAATTACACTTGGCGATAGATACATAGATTTCGAAAATACTATACTAGATGATATTTATGTTATAGGAAAACTAATAAACTTATAATATGGCAAATCTAATTAGATTAAAGCAAATAGAAAGTGGTTCTGGCTTAGCAACATCTGCACAAATTGGACAGGATT